AATATATGGATATGTATCCTAGAGAAATGTTAGAGGGATTTACTGTAGAGAATATCTATCCTTGGAGAATAGGTTCTTGTATCGCACTGCAAAGAACACAGATACACTCTGCAAGTAGATTTAGAAAGAAAGTAACGAAAAAGGTTGGTTTACAAGTATTGTGTTATCATGTTTTATAAATAAGAGTATATAAGGAGAATACCATGGCATTGAAATACGATTTCACTGATGGCACAGTGCTAGTTAGATATTTGGGTGGATTGTCTGGTGATGCAGATGTTACAGATGCTGAAAAAACAAGAATAAGAACATTTATGGATAGTAAATCTTCATCATATTTAAAGTATGGTATAGAAACCTTAGACACTGGAGCAATTTGGCTTGTTGTAGAATTTAGAGATGTAGATGAAAAAACAGAATTTAGAAGTTTAGTTTGGAATACAAGTGAAAGAAGAAATGCTACGAATGGAACAAACCCACATATGAAAAAGGGTACGACAAATGATGGCACTGGACATCCATCACATAAAGATGAGTCTATAGAAAAACTAAAACTAATAGAGGAATAATAGATGGCAATACCAACAAGTAAATCAACATTTAAAGAATATTGCCTAAGGAATCTAGGTAAGGGTGCTATTGATATAAATGTTACCGATGATCAAGCAGACGATAGAATAGATGAAGCACTTCAATACTTTGCACAATATCACTACGATGGTATTGAAAGAATGTATTTAAAATATAAGATTACATCAACAGACATTGCAAGATGGAAAACAAATGCAACAACAACTGCAACGGATACAGTAGATACCAGTATCACTTCATCATTTGAAGAGGGTAAAAATTTTATACCAATACCATCCTCAGTAGTTTCAATATTAAATATTTTTCCATTCGATGATTCATCTACAAATAATATGTTTGACATTAGGTATCAACTTAGACTAAACGACTTATATGATTTTAGTTCCACATCAATCATACAGTATGAGATGACAATGCAACAACTAGATTTGTTATCACATCTTTTAGTAGGTGAAGTTCCTATAAGATTTAATCAACACCAGAACAGACTCTATCTGGATATGGATGTAGAGGATGTGACAGAGGATGAATATTTAATCATAGAGTGTTATCGTAAATTAGATCCAAACACATACACAGATATCTATGATGACATTTATTTAAAAAGATATGCAACTGCACTTATAAAAAGACAATGGGGTGCAAACCTATCTAAGTTTAGTGGTGTTGCTATGTTAGGTGGTGTGACGATGAATGGTGAAACAATTTACTCTCAAGCAACGGAAGAGATAGATAAGTTAGAAGAACAGATACAATTAGCATTTGAGACACCAGTAAACTACATGATAGGATAAACTCATGGCAGTTAATAAGATATTTCATGACAGCAATTTAACTAGTATTGCAAGTGAGAGAAACCTATACAAAGATTTAATAAAAGAAGCAATTCAAATACACGGACATGATGTGTATTACATTGACAGAACAAGTGTAGCGCAAGACGATATTCTTGGTGAGGATGCACTTAGTAAATATAGACAACAACAACCAATAGAGATGTATGTTGAAGATGCAGAGAGTGGTTACTCTGGCGACAAAGAATTGATGACACAATTTGGTTTGGACAATAGAAATGAGATTACATTTGTTGTTCACAAAGAAAGATTCCAAGAACTAACTAAACAGATTACAATAGAGAGTGGAACAGATACCACTGGTGGTTCTATACAATTAGAAGATGGAACTGTAAGTAACGATGGTAAGTTTGAAACACATGGTACAGAATTATTTTATTTACTTGGCGAAACAGATCCTACAGATGCAGATAGACCTTTAGAGGGTGATTTAGTTTATCATCCAGTTTTGGGTAAAATATTTGAAGTTGGGTTTGTAGATCATGATGCACCATTTCACCAACTAGATAACAATCCAATTTACAAATTAAGATGCAGACAATACGAATACGACTCTGCAATTCTAGATACTGGTATCTCTACCATAGATGAGATTGAAGATAATAATAGTCTAGATGCACTAATACATCAATTTACACTAGAACAAAGTTCTGCTGTAAATGAAAAGATTAGACTAGAGAGATTTATAGATGATGGATTACTGTTAGAAGAAACTGATGGTGATTTTATTATCGGTGAAGATGACTCTACCTCAGTGGGTGAAAGTATCCTACTAGAGAACGGATCATTCCTTATTAACGAGGACTATATAATAGGTGACAAGAATGTTGATAAAACAGCACAAAATGAATTTATAACACAACAAGTAACGAGTGAGAATATTCTTGATTTTAGTGAGAAGAATCCATTCGGAGATGCAGGAGCTTAAATATGTTAGGACAACAATTTTACCATGAGTCTATGCGAAAAGTGGTTGTCGCTTTTGGAACATTATTCAATAACATTAACATCGTTAGAAAAGATAATGCTGGTAAAGTGATACAATCTATGAAGGTGCCACTCGCATACGGCCCACAACAAAAGTTTTTGGCAAGATTAAACCAAGACCCCAATCTGGCGGCTAAGGTTGCAATTACTCTGCCAAGAATAGGATTTGAAATAAATGGGATATCATATGATCCCTCAAGAAAACTAAATCGTGTACAAAAATTTAAAAAGGCAAAGGGTTCGGATAAAAACAAACTAGACACACAGTTTATGCCTGTTCCTTATAACTTGGCTTTTCAATTGTACATTATGGCAAAACAATCAGATGATGCATTACAAATTGTAGAACAGATACTTCCATACTTTCAACCAGACTACACATTGACAATCAATGACATGGCAGACATGGGTATCAAAAGAGATGTTCCAATTGTTTTGAATAGTATTAGTTACGAGGACAATTATCAAGGTGATTTTGCAGAACGAAGAGCAGTAATCTATAATCTAGATTTTACTTGTAAGTTCTACTTATATGGCCCAGTTACCTCACAGGCAGTTATCAGAACTGCAACTGTCGATCAGTATACTGACCTACCAGAGAATACACCAACAAGACAACAGAAGTATAGTGTTACACCAAATCCAGCAACTGCAAGTGCAGATGATGATGATTTTGGATTTAACGAGACATCTTCATTCTTTGAAGATGCTGGTACAGACTAATGTCTGATAAAACTATTGACAAAGTTTTGGGTGCTCCATTTAAGACACCAGCACAAGAACTTGTTGATACTGGACAAGTTGTAGTAAGTGATGATGATGATATTGAAAAAGATTATGAATATCAAAGACAGAACTTCTACAATCTTGTAGACAAAGGTTCTAAAGCAATTGATGGTATTCTAGAACTTGCAAAAGAATCTGAACATCCTAGAACTTACGAAGTCGCTGGTAATTTAATTAAACAAGTTGCAGAAGTGACAGAGAAACTTGGTGACTTACAAACAAAGATGCACAAACTAAAAGAAGTTCCTAACAAGGCTCCTAACAATGTGACAAATGCTTTGTTTGTAGGTTCTACCGCTGAACTACAAAAAATGTTAAAGGGAAAATGATGTATGAATTATTTGATATTGACTCCAGATGGTGTTGGGTCAACTTACCTACAAACAAGTCTAACGGTCTTTCTAAATGACAGTGGAAGAAGTTACACTAATACTCATGAAATTGCTGCTGGACTTGAACTCAGTAAACGGAATACTATCGTAAAAACAAAACATACTGTTCCCAGAGGCCCAGACTTTAGACACATAAGATACGGACAACCACTAGAAGAAGTAATCTTCATGTTGAATAACAATAAGGTTGAACCTCTAGTATCTAGATTAGCACATTATGTTATGTTGTGGAGAGAAGAAAATCAAAAGTATAATACTAAACGATGGTATAACTTTTTAAATTTTCACTATGGTAAAATCTTCTATTGTATTAGAGACCCTTTTGAGTATGCGATGAGTTGGGGTATTAGGGATACAAATAAACTTAGAAATGTTTATAGTATTGATGAACATAGAAAATTAGTCAAAGGACAAAAGTATACTGTAGATACAGAAATAATAAAAGGTAGACTAGAAAGATATAACAACTATTTAAAGTGGAGAGAGGAATACTTTCCAACTGCCATACCAGTAGACTATAATGATTTTGTTTACAATACAGATGTGCAACTACAAACTCTTACTGGTATTGGACACTCAATGAAAGATATGGGGTTTACTAAGTATAATAGATTTACATACGAATATTCTCACAGAGGAGTAGATAATATTATATTTAATGACTTAGTTGCATCTCTTAGGTTTGAAGAATACATAAGTAGTTTAGTAGAGCAAGAAAAGTTACCATACGGAATGACATTAAAGATGAATACTTTGCAAGACAAAAAAGAAAAGGTAACTAACTTTGAAGAGTGTGTAGATATTTACAAAGATTGGTGTAGAAAGAGTAACACCTATCAGATGATTGATATAGAAAAAAAGATAGAAAGAGAAAACAGATTCTATGGAACAAACTTATCTAGGTAATCCAAATCTAAAAAAGGCAAATGTCGGTCAGGAGTGGACTAAAGAGGAAATACTTGAATACCAAAGGTGTATGAAAGACCCTCTCTACTTTATACAGACTTATGTAAAGATTGTTTCTCTTGATGAAGGATTGATACCATTTAAAATGTATAACTTCCAAAAAGAAATGGTTGGTACATTTCATAGCAATCGTTTTACTATTTGTAAATTACCCAGACAATCTGGTAAATCCACCACGATGATATCCTACTTGTTACACTATGCACTATTTAATCCCAGTGTTAATATCGCTATACTTGCAAACAAAGCCGCAACTGCAAGAGACTTACTTGGTAGATTACAACTTGCATACGAACATTTACCTAAGTGGTTACAACAAGGAGTGATGTCTTGGAACAA